GTTTGCGGTGTGCCTACTTTAAAAAGCGTTGTAAAAACTAATAAGAGCGGAGCGATTGCTTACGATAGTTGCAACGCTAAATTTTATGTTTATAATCCTAAAACTTTGACGTGGTCGGAAGTTTCGGGCGGTGGTGGCTCAACAGATACAACAAGTTTAAGCAATAGAATAAATTTAAAAGTAAACATAAGCGATACGGCTTCGATGCTTAACCCTTACTTACGCAAAATCGACACGACAAATAAATTTATTAATTCGGTTGCAACTTTAAACGATTCTACATTTAGAGTAATTAAAGGCGCAACAACAACAGATATTACAATTAAAACGGTTACAAATTCGCAAAATGCAAAACGATTAATAACTGAAGTTTACAATAATAGCGGAGCGACGATTACAAAAGGAACGGTTGTTTATATCAACGGAAAACATTCAAGCAATTTCCCAACAGTATTACCAGCGCAAGCAAATAACGAAAACAATAGTTATAAAACATTTGCTTTAGTTGAATCCGATATAGTTAATAATTCATTAGGTTATGTAGTTCAAGCAGGTACGATTACAGGGCTAAACTTACCAACGGCAACATACACAGACGGCGATATAGTTTATTTGTCGCCAACGGTTTCGGGTGGCATTACAAACGTTAAACCATTAGCACCTAATCATATTTGCAAACTTGGGAGCGTAACAAGGGCACACCCCACACTCGGCTCGATTGAAATTAAAATAGAAAATGGTTGGCAGTTAGACGAATTGAGCGACGTTTCAATTGCATTAGTTCCAGCGGATTCTGTGTTATTGCAATTTAGTAGAGTTGATTCATTGTGGCACGATGTAAGTGTAACAAATGCAATAGGTACAAAGTATTTAAAGCCTACCGATTCAGGTAGTTTAAGCAATAGAATAAACCTTAAATTAAATATTGCCGATAGTTCAACTATGTTATCGAAATATTTAAGGAAAACAGATACTGCAACTTTAAGCAATAGAATAAATTTAAAATTAAATATTGCGGATACATCAACTTTGCAACCTAAATCAATTTCATCTTATACAATACTCGCAAATAATACAAGTGCAACGGCAAACGTAACGGCTCAACAATTTAGAGATACATCGGGGGTTTATAGTGGTACGATAACGTGGACAGGTACAACCGCACCTTCTGGAGCAACAACACACACTTATAGATTAACGCAAGTAGGCAAATGTGTTACGTTGCACATTGCTTTAGTTTTTGCAACAAATGGCGCGGGTTTAACAGCCGTTCAAATGAATTTACCAAGTGGCGCACCAACACCAACACAGCCAACAGGATTAACAGGGGCGTTGGCTAATATGTACCCAATAAATGGTCAAATAGCAAACGTAGCAAATACAATAATTGCGGGACAAACAAGGGGATTTTTAAGAAATAATACAGCGGGAAACGGATATGAAATTATATTAAATTTTCAAACTTCAGCGCTTGGGCAGGTTGGAGTTATTGCTCAATATTGGACAAATTAATTATGCAACACATAAGACAAAAAATAGACATAGCAAATAAGGGGATAGAATTAGCTTACACGGTTGTAGATACAACGGGGTGGATGTTACCTTTAAGCGAACATCCTTCTATTGTAGAACACCCAGATTTGTTTGAAATTTCAAGCGATGAAATACCAGATAACGCTCAATTTTTAAAATACATTTGATGAATCAATATAACCCACCATTGACAGCAATTAGCGGATTTTGTGCCGTTATATCTTTGTCAAATATTCAACCCGTATTAACATTTATAGCTTCATTAATTGCCATATTTAGTGGCTTATATTCCATTTATAAAAAATCAAAAAAGTAAATTATGAACAGCACATTTTTAAATCTTAATTCAACTGATTTTATCAAAGGGCTTTTAATGGCGGTTTTATCGTCTGTAATTACTATTGTGTACCAAACCGTAGAAGCGGGTAGTTTAGTGTTTGATTGGAAAGCTATTGGCACAATGGCGTTAACTTCAGCCCTTGCGTACATTATGAAAAACTTGTTTACTAATTCAACAGGTAAATTATTTGGCAAAGAATCAAAGTAATATTTGCAGGGAATACCGCAAAAGGTTTCCAGATATGCCGTCGCTAAAATTAGCGCGGATTGTTTATGCGGAAAATAATTTAACGTTTAAAGATGTTGAAGTAGTGCGAAATCGTTTAAGATATATTGAAGGAAAAACAGGCGATAAGCAAAGAAAATCAATTAAAAAAACAGAGTTTTTTATGGCTGAAAACAGACCAAAAAACCCTTATAATTTGCCCGAATCTTATGAGGAAAAACGCGAGCCGTTTATTTTGCCTACGTCCTGTAACAACATTCTTTTAATTTCCGATTTGCACATTCCGTATCATAATATTGAAGCCGTTACAATGGCTTTAAATTATGGCAAAGAGCAAAAAGTAAATACTATTTTTATCAATGGCGATTTAATCGACAACCACCAAATTAGCAAGTTTGAAAGCGACCCAAAGAAACGAAGCGTAAAACAGGAGTTCGATGCGACAAGAGAGTTTTTAGTTCAATTACGCAAAGCATTTCCAAAGGCTTTAATTTATTGGTTAAAAGGTAACCATTGTATTAGGTGGGAAAAGTTTTTATATTCAAAAGTGCGCGAGATTTGGAATGACGATTATTTTTTTTTAGAGGAACGTTTGCAACTTAATTCCGTAGGGGTTAAAATTTTAGATGACAAAGTTTTAGTTAAGGCTGGAAAATTATCAATAACACACGGACACCATATTTTTAAAGGGGCGTTTACGCCTGTTAATCCTTCGCGTGGCGCATTCTTAAGGGCAAAGCAATCGTTAATTGTTGGACACCTACATAGACCAAGCCACCACCCCGAAACGGATTTAGACGGCAAAATAATAAGTTGTTGGTCAACGGGTTGTCTTTGTGAATTAAGGGCTGATTATTCGCCACTCGTTGGTAATACAATGCACGGCTTCGCACATTTGCAAATTGCAGATGACGGCGATTATACGGTTAAAAATTATTCAATAATAAAAGGTAAATTATGTTAAAAGAAATTTTAGATAATGAAATTGAAATTGAATACGAAGACAAAAACGGCGAGTATATTGCGTCGGCTTACAATGCGCTCGGGGCTTGCGAATTTTTGGATATTGGTTTAATGGACGAAGAGGAACGGCAAACAATTAAAACAATACAATTTCAGGCGATTAACATTATTAGCGAGTGTATAAATTCTATTTATTATGAAATATTTGATATTAGTCCTGACGACGATAACGATTTGGTCGTGTAACCCGAGCAAAAAACTTGACAAATTAAATAAGAAACACCCCGAACTCCTTGCCAAATTTTGCAAAGATAATTTTCCTTGCGTTACTTCAAAAATTGATACTATTAAAGAAATCGAATATGAATTTGTAACCGTTGAATGTCCAGAGTATAACGCAAAAGATACAATAGTTATAACACGCAACACCGTTGTAAAAGGTAGCGCAGTTTTAAAATATGTAAAACAAAATAACACAATTATTAAAACCGTGCGCGATAGTGCGCAAATTGTTTTGTGCGAATTAGAATTAATTGAATTGAATAAAAAATGCAATCAATTAACATCGGATAATAATCTTTTAAAAAACAAAGTAAGCGCAAAGAATCGTTGGATTTCGTGGCTTATAATAGCCTTTCTATGCGCAATTATTGGTAACATATTACAACTTAAAAAATGATAGCATCACAAAATTGCATAAACTTAATAAAGTTATTTGAGGGCTACAAACCAAAGGCGTATTTGTGCCCCGCTGGAGTGCCTACAATAGGTTACGGCTCGACTATGTATACAACAGGTTTAAAGATTAAGTTAGGCGATACAATCAACGAGCAACAAGCGAATGAATTATTAATGTGGGAGTTAAGAAATAAAGCCTTTTCTTTGCACGGATTGAAATTAAACCAAAATCAAATCGACGCTTTGTTATCGTTTATTTATAATCTTGGAATCGGTGCTTTTGCGAAATCAACGCTGAAAAAAAAGATAGTTGCAAACCCAAACGACGCGAGCATTAAAGCGGAATTTATGAAATGGAATAAAGCGCGAGTTGGTGGTAAATTAATGGAATTAAAAGGATTAACCCGCAGGCGAATAGCTGAAGCGGAATTATATTTTAAGATTTAGTTTTGTTTGTTTAGTGAATAACGGCTAAACGTTTCTACGTTATGGCTTTTTAAAGGTTTTAACTCCCGATGTTTCTACATTGGGAGTTTTTTTTTAAAATTTTTTTTTCGGCTGAAAGCCAATACAGCATTGAGTTTTATCAAAACAATATAAAAAAAATAAAAAAATATTTTATTTTTATTTGGTTTATAAAAATATTGGTTGTAGATTGCATCATAATTAACAATCAAACTAAAACTAAAAACTAAACAAAATGACAACTACACGAAAAAAATTTAAGATTTATTATTGGACTCAATTAGGGTTTGCTATACAAGAAAAATTTGCAAAATCAATTGACGAATTAACTTTAACTGATAAAGTAAAAAAAGGAGTAGACTCAATTGAAGAATATATTTTTTGTCCAATTGAAAAAAAATATATTATAACAGAGGATTACGATATAGAACTAATAGAAAGCAAAGCTAATTTAACAATATAAAACAAATAAAATGAAACAATCTACAAAAGACGCAATTACAGTTACAATCATTATTATTCTCGCTTTACTCGGCGATTCAATTTTTAACCAACTTTAAAACTATGCTACAAAAAAGAGGGCGCAAGCCAATCCCAGAAGAACAAAAAAAGAAACCTTTAATTGTTTACCTATCCGAGAATCAAATTAATTTGCTCGGTGGAAAATTAGAGGTTGCAAAAATGTTACAAAATTATTCACTAACTAAACTAAAACAAAATGAAAAAAAAGCCATTATTTGAAATCATTGATTTCGTTTTAAAAGACGATAACATTATCGTTCAAATTGAAAAAAACAACTTTGTAGAAAATTCGATTGAAGTCCCTGTCGATAAATTCAAAGCATATCTTGACCGCCACGAAAAGTTATATTTTGAGGCAAACGATATGAGTACGGGGCAACTATTAACACGCGCTTATACTTTGACATTTCAAAATTATTGGGATGAAATGGAGTACGAATACAGACGCGAGGATTTATACGACTTCATCAGTACAACGTGTATCGACTTTGAAAAATCGTTAAATAGAGTTGAATCTAATATACAATCAATTTTAACTCAATTTATATGGTAGTATTTTTTATATCAATATCACTTTTAATAATTTTATTTTATGGCACAATCTTTTTTACCGAACAAACGCGAGAGGCGAATAAAGAAGACAAAAGAAAAATGGAGTTTTATAATAGAGTTAATATTAAAAGAACACCAACTATCCAAGATTATGAAAGAACACAAAGCAACTAAATTTATCAGATACTAAAACCTAAACAAAATGAAATCAAACGAAATTAACGAGTTAGCAAAAGCCTTAATTCTATTTCACATTAAATGTGATTCAATTAAAAAGGACGCAAAAAATCCTTTTTTTAAATCTACTTACGCTTCGCTTCCTAAAATTATCGAAGCTATTACAGAGCCGTTAGCCGAAAGCGGATTGGCGCTTACAATGTTTCCTATTGATGAAAACAGCTTGTATTGTTTATTAATGCACACGTCTGGGCAATGGATTGAGGCAACCTATACAATGAAGCCTGTTAAAGATACGCCACAGGATAAAGGGAGTTGTATTACTTACGCAAGGCGTTATTGTATTAGTAGCATTTTAAACCTACAAATCGACGACATAATGAGCGACGACGACGGCAATAAAGCAAGTGGTAAAGTAGAAGCAAAAGACGACGGCAAACCTTGGTTAAACAAAGGGACTGCAGAATTTGAAAAGGCTATCGCATACGTTCAAGGCGGTGGGTTAGTTGCAAAAATCAAAGAAAAATATAAATTAAATAAAGAAATTGAAACAATATTTTTAAACATAAACAAGGAGGTTAAACCGTGAAATACTATGCAAAAATAAACGGCGAATATATTAATATTTTAAACCTGTTTACTAATCCATTCAGGTTACGAAATTCAAAGTATGACCGCGACGCGATATGTTATACCGAAGACGAAGCAAAAATATTAAAACACGTTTACCCCGATATTCAATTAGAAATTTTTAAACTTTATAAAAGAGAAAGCTATGTTACCAGAAATAAACGAACAAATTAGTAAAGCAAATATCCAGTATTTAGCAAACAAAGTAGTTGATAATGTATGTCTAACAGGTAACATTATTAAACTCGCCGAAAACTTGGCTAAAATGGATTTGCTAATAAAAGAAATTAAAGACAACGATAATTACAAAGATTACATTTTAAACGAGGTTTCGAAGTACGGCAAAACACACGTTACCGAATCGGGTACAAAACTCGAAGTTGCTGAAGTTGGCACAAAATACGACTACTCGTTAACCAATGATTTAGAATTAAAAGAACTTGAAGAACAAAAGGCAATAATTGATTTTAAGATTAAAGAACGCCAGACGTTTTTAAAGGCTTTAAAACACCCTATGGAAGTGTTATTTGCCGACGAGTTAATTACTTTACATCCACCATTTAAAACATCAACAACAAGCGTTAAAACCACAATTTCAAAATAAACTAAAACTAAACAAAATGCAAATCGAAAAAATCTTAATTACGCCTACAATGGCAAAAGAACTACTTGAAAAAAATATTTCAAATAGAAAAATTAAACCTAAAGTAGTTGCTAAATACGCAACTGATATGTTAAATGGGCATTGGCTTGAAGATACTGCCGAGTTAATTACAATATCAAAACTTGGTGTTTTACTCAATGGTCAACATCGTTTATTAGCTATCATAAAATCTAATACATCTCATAAAATGCACATAGCAACGGGTGCTCCAGATGAAGTATTTAAAGTTATTGATACAGGAAGTAGTCGAAGTACAAAAGATATTTTTCAAATTGACCAAATACCAAATGCTAATATTATACCTTCTATAATTTTTCAAAGCAAATCATTAATATTAGGTTATGTAGGTAAAATAGACCAGCGATTAAGTTCTTCAATTTGTTTAGATTTCTATTATGAGCGTCCAGATTATTATCAATGGGTTACAAAAAAAACAATGAGCTGGTATAAAGCATTTTCAAGAATTTTATCGCCATCGATAATAGGCGGTTTTTATTGTTATTTTGAAGGAATTAATCAAAGTATGGCTGATGATTTTTTCAATCAATTATGTAATGGAGAAGGTAATATAAGTAAACCAATTTCGTTATTAAAAAAGAAATTAACAGACGATATGTTATCGGCAAAAAAAATACCTATATCCTTAAAAAACGCTTACATAATAAAGGCTTGGAATTATTTTAGAAGCAAAGAAAGTATAAAGATTTTAAAATTTGATTTTGACACTGAAAAATTTCCTAAAGCTATTTAATGTATATTATTAACGACGTCGTTAGCTACAACCGAAAAACAACCTACGCAAAGAGTGGGGAAAAAGTAAAGATTATTGCAGATTTTATAAACGTTGCAATAGTTGAAAACTCAAAGAGTGTACGATTCCCCACTCTATTTTCAAATCTTTCAAAAACAAAAAAATGACACCAGCACAATACAATGAGTATCAACGTCAAGCAGATGTAATTGAACAAGCTAAAAAATGGAAAGAAGAAAATCAACTTAAAGAAATGACTGCAGTAGAATTTTTAGTTATTAATATTAAGCCTTTTAAATACAAAAGAAACGAAGAAATTTCACTCATTATTGATATTATAGAATTGGCACGTCAAATGGAAAAGAAACAAATAATTGATGCTTTTGATTCTACAAGAATATTAACAGCAGAACAATATTATCAAAAAACCTTTAAAAACAAATTAAAATGATAACAAACTTTGAAGAAATTACGGCTTATTTAACAGATGAAGAAAAGGAACTAACCATTTACATAATGGAACTATTAAGGAATTGCACTAAAAAATATCCTTTAAAATCTGAGCAACTTGTTGATATGATAAACCGCAGACCTTATAAAAAAGAAAAATTTACAGGTGTTAAACTTCGTAAATATTGTAACTATATCCGCTCAAAATCATTACTACCGATTATTGCAACCAGTAATGGTTATTATGTAAGCTACGATAAAAATGAAATTGCTTTACAAATTGAATCGTTGGAGCAACGAAGTGAGGCGATGTTAAATAGTGTAAACGGATTAAAATTTTATTTATGATACTTTGCAAGCCCTGTGTTGAGCATCCATTGGAATCGCCTGAAGTCAATTTAAACCACTTTGAAATTATCCGCAAAGCCTGTGAATATTTAAACTTAAAAGAATCGGAAGTTTTAAGTAAATGCAGAAAAAGTGAATACGTAATTGCACGTATGATTATTGTTGATTTGCTTTTAAATCAGGAATTTTTTAAATATTCCTTAAATCGAATTGCTGAAATAATGGGTAAGCGCGATCATTCAACAATTATTTATAACCGTGATGAATTGTATAACTGGGTAACAACAGATGAAACGATGCGCACTCTTTTAAAAAATACACACTTGCACGTATTTAATTCATTACGATATTTTAAATTTTAATTATGGAAGTAACTAAACAAAATCAACTTACCGAAGTTTTAGAAAAATTAGCAAAAAAAGAATTGCAAATTAAATTATTAGTTGGTTATCAAGATTCAATTAATGGTTACGGTTGGCACGTAAAATATTATGTTGAAGTAATTAAATGTATTGAATATTGTTGCAAATGCAGAGCGAAATACAATGTTAATTATTTTGATAATTATTATCCATTACATCATCAACATAGCCATAGAGTTGAATATAAAATAATTTTTTCAAAAGATTTTAGAAACGTAGATGATTTGTGTTTTGAATTATCAAATATTTAGTATCTTTAAATACAATTTCGTTTGGAGGTGGTATCCTAACCGAAATTTTTAATTTCACTTTTAAAGGGTTTTTTAATGATACCACCATTAATTAACCCTTTTTTTATTTATGGAATCATTTTATTTTCAGCACAATTACAACACGCGAAGCGATAGCAAAATAAAAAAGCTATTGCACAAACACGGCTTGCTCGGTTATGGGTTGTACTGGGCAATCGTTGAAGACCTTTACAATAATGCGAACGCATTGCAGTTGCATTACGAAAGCATTGCTTACGAATTGAGAACTAAAGAAAACATCGTTGAAAGCATTATTAACGACTTCGATTTATTCAAAATTGAAGGGGGTTATTTTTCATCAAATGGAGTTAAAAGAAGGCTTGAGGAACGAAAAGATAAAAGCACGAAAGCCAGTAATAGCGCGAAAAAACGTTGGAATAAAAGCGAACGCAATGCGAATGCAATGCAAACGCATAGCGAAGGCAATGCTATAAAAGAAAAGAAAGGAAAAGAAATTAAAATAAAAGAAATTATTAATACTAATAATTTTAGTGAAGATTTTTTAAAAGATTGGAATACGTGGATTGATTACAAAAAAACAAATCATAAATTCACATACAAAACTATTGAAAGCGAACAA